TTGTGACATTTAGAATATGTTTACCGCTTGTATTAATGTTGTTGAGAATAACGTTTTTACCCACAACCTCTCTTAGAACCTTAGCGTCCTGCATAAGTCGAACCGTCATACCATCGTCAGGTATAGTCGCACCGTACTTTGTTTCGAAGTTGCCAAGAGATACCTGTATCTCAGATAAAATACGAACATATTTTAAGTTTTTAAGAAGCTCTTTACACTTAGCGTGTTGTTCTTCCGTATTAATACCCTTGATAATAGGCTTTTCAGTATCTGGTATACGTAGTCTAATTTGTGATGCAGACCGACCGGTTTCGATAGTTGTCCCATTACGGTATGTGATTAGCGTAAGCGTCCCAACGCCCTCATTAGATTGAGGGAACTTAGATGCCAGATCCAATGGAGGTGTCCATGTCGCAGTATCTCTCATCGGGTCGATTATCTTTGTATCGACGTCACCGAAACGCAACCATACAGTGTTGTACATCTGATCTGATTTACGTCTTGCAGTGAAAGTAATCGGCTGTCCGAGAACACCTTGATAGTCACCCATAGGGTCTGAAGCACGAGGGATATCCGTTAAAGCAAACTGTCTATTACCAACAACCAATTCGCCAGTAAAGGCAAAGGCTGTGCTGTAGGCATTAACAAAAGCATCAACGTTTGCTACCTGTTTACCATCGGCACCATGCGGATAGTTGAAATCCCAAGTACCAAGATATACCTCTGAGTTAAACCCAGGCCCACTAATTTGAACGGTCTTATTTTGCTTCTGCCCACCGCAACGAGCCTCTACAAACATAGGGCCGTAGAACGACTGAGTTCCTACTTTAAGCCATAAGTCTATACGAACGGTAGACGAGTTGGCGGCTTGATTGACACCGATCTCATACGCGTTCATTCTAAGGGAGTAACCATTATTTACCCCCGAAGTCCAAGTTGCCATCTATATTATCCTACCCTTCTATATATTTTGTAATATTCCGTGTAGGATCAGATGGATCCTGGAATGTAATAAAGCGACCGATTTGAAGACTTAAGGTGAACGCACCTGAGTCAATATTAAGGCGTCCTTGAGCGATTGATGCAATCTCTTTACCAGCGGACATAAATGAAATACGGTTAGGTGTAAATACCAACCGCTCACTATTATCCTGCTTACCGATAGAGAGGCCTTCCTCACTCTCAACTACTTGAGTTGTGATGAATTCACGAATATATGCGTACTCACCAAACTGCTTAGATACCTCAGATCTTAAACGAGCAGACATTACACGCAAAGACTCCTCAGCCGCTTTTCTACCAGCCTCATCTGTATCACGAATACGCTTAATTAAGTCCGCCCAGTCTGTAGATACCTTTCTCATGATATCGTCATTCAAAGCCTTTAGCGCTTCGTCCTGAGCTTCTTTAAGTAGACGTTGCTGCTCTAATACAGAGTCTGAGTTAGCCTTACGTCCCAGTTCGATAGTAGTCTCAATAGGACTTGGTTCATACGGTGTAGCATGTTCGCCTTCTTCAAGCTTAAATCCACACACCTGAACCTCAAATAACTCAGTATTAGTCGCAAGTACTGTAAAGTAAATACGAGCGGCCTTCGGGTCGTTATCACCCATCTTAGTGGGGTCGAATTCGAAGGTCTTGGACAACTGCACCCATTCGTTAGATACAATATAATCTGTTAAGAAATCTCCGAATATAGACCAGCCCTTAAGCATTGGGTAAATATACATCTTAGCAGTTGACGCACCGCTAATCTTCCTCACATAGCAAGAAATGGTGTACTTAGTTCCGGCCTTGAGTTCTACGCCTTTGTAGTCCCCGCCATACCAGCACACACCAATATTCTTACCCGAGGAACCGGCTTTGTTTTTAAACCGGACACCAGTAGAAACAGAAGAAACTGGCGGGTCTTGGATTTGAGTATATCCGAATTCAAATAACGCATGATTTTCTGAATGCGAATAATATCGGTCTTGATTTGCATAATTCTTAGATACAGACATAGCGTTTGTGTCTAAGAGCAAGTTTTCACCGACTTGGCCATCACGCCCTGGTTTCCCATCTTCTACGTCGGTGATCGTGATCTGACCACTAGATACAACAACCATTTGTTTCCTTTCTATTTTGTCTCAATGGCTACAGAAAATGTAGCACGGTTTAAAACATCAGCGTTAGTTAGATTAAAGCCTTTCATTCTAGCCTGAGGTTTCTTAGCCCATTCTTCATCGGCCACTCCGTTAGCTAAAATCTTAGTCCACTTGTAAGTAAATCCTTCTCCCTCAGTATCAATCTCCTCATCATTACGATATAATTTAGCCGTAATACGAGTATCAATAATACCGTTCTTAAACGTATCACCATTACTAGAATGAACGACCGTTAAGATTGGAGAAATACCGTCACTTACAGTTGAGAATGTGATATCCTGGAATTCAACCACTTCGCCCCGAACCAGAGCTTGAACTGTAATAAGAGCACGACCACTAGTCCCGATATTGGCCTTGGATACAGTGAATTTATCACCTCTACCAGCTACTTGGTTGTCTATATAGTACACATATTCAGCCTCAGTAAACTCGCTAGAGCCCTTGTATAAGGTAGGAATAACGTCACAAGTATCGGAGACTTCACGGAACATGGTAGGGCCTGTCACTTTTACATTCATTTTGAAAGGTTGCGCATCGGCCACCATCTGCGCCATCGCCTTGCTAAGAACCGAACTATTGCTAGGTCTAGTAGCGATAACATTAGATAGTGTAATCTTAGTTTTGGTCTGGTCTGTTGAACAACGTACCATCTCAGTGACACGAGCTCTAATCAGAAGGCCTCCAGCAAAATGCTCGTCAGTTAAGAAGATAATATCACCAATACGGATATCATTACGTTGTAGAACTACAGCCGAGTTTAACTCAATCTCCCATGTTGTAACAGGGTACATGTAGGTCTTCAACATCTTAACTGCATAAGCCCAGGCCTGCTTGTAGTCCGTGAACTCGGTTTTTACATCACGTACAATCCAGTTATCACAGTTCTCACGTTTGTTTAGTGAGGGGTATAACCTAGCCGATATAGGGGCGTAAATAGTTGTAGCATTACGAGTACAGTAGATCTCATTATGTACACCATCAGCCGCCTTAACCTCTCTAGCCTTGGGTTGTTTGATGTAGTTACCGTCTTTGTCACGAATACGGATAGCAGAGAAGAGGTTGGTTTTATCCTCTTTCTTCACTACCGATACAATATCCCGACCCATCTCAAGACGAATATCAGTACGAACTCGACCTAGACCATCTTCACGGTCATCAGCAAGAGCACGGGACTTGTAGACATTAAGTTCATACTTATCGATTTGTCCACCTTGATTGAGATAGATACGGATATCCATCTCACAGTCAAACGCTTCAACGAGCTTGATAATACGGGCTAGACAAGTGTCGTCATCAGACTCAAACTTAAGAGTAAGCTTGGTGTCACGAACGTCGCAACGGCCCAAGTCGATCTTAGTAAACCTGAATAGACCCATAATATCAGCGTATTCTAAAAACGTATGCGCTTCTTTTGCCTCGTATGCTCGAACCTTCTCATTCAGAAGCTCAAGATTTGCTGAGTTACACTCGAACTCAATAGTAGTATTAGTTTCTTTACGGTTTATAACACTGAATACATAATCTCGCCCATCGTCTTGGAATGAGATATAGCAATCAGAGGTCATCTGCTCAACTCTAGGGTTAAGTTTACCGTTCAGATACTTATCAACCTTAAAGTTAAAGGTTGAGGACCCCTTACCACAGTATTCATGGAACTCTTCATCGTAATACTTAAGAGAACCAGGTACATCATTGTTTATATGATCGATGATATTCATAGCATTGTCATGAATAGTCAACTGCCATGCAGGTTTTGCAATCATTTTGAAGTTTTGGCCCTCCTTTCTTACAACCAGGTTTCATCCCATTCTATAGTAACATCAGGTGCTTGTTCGCAGAAGTCGGATGAATGAATTTCTAGCTTAGACTCGCCTGGAGGGATTGAAAAATAGCGCGAACCGTTAATAAGGTCGCCAGCGGCAGATACACCAACTTTAGATGATGATGGATTAGCTACAAACGACACCTTACCTTGTTCCATGTCTACTACAACCTCACTACCCTTAGCATATTTGTTAGGGACTAGGTCATAGCGTTCGGCATTATTCTTAACGAATCGAATGGATTGGATACATAGCGTGTCTAGTGACCCTACGCCATCTCTTTCACCTTTATAACGCCCAGCCATAACCCAAATCTTAGTACAAGTTAGGTATTCTTTGGAAGGGTCGTTTAGCGTCTTAGGGATACCGTTATAAGAGAAAGTCAACTTAGGCCCTTCTTTGATAATATAAGTATCGCCAGTACGACTATTAAAAGCTACGTTTGGTCGAGGTTGACCAGGCTCGTTGTTATTTGCGCCGAAGCTGTTCATCTCACGTTGGTACGTCGTACCAGAGTGGATATCGCCTAATGAGAAGGACTGCCATGTGATTTCACCTGTCGTATCCGGCTTCTCGATAGTGTATGCACAAATAACACGGTTGTCATCGGTCATAAACATAAGCGATAGCGCTCCTGATTGACCAAAGGCAGATTCCCAGACTTTCATGTTGAAATCACAACGCCAGTCTTTAGAGCCTTTAACACCAGTCTTGTCGTTAGGGAGGATGTATTCGTAAATACCACAGCCCCAATCGCGACCGACACCCTTACTACCCTGACCATTCCAATGGAGACCAGGAGCAGGATATGATTGTCCACCAAGACCTTTCTCACGCCAACCAAGTTTAAGTCCACCGATTTCAGCATGACTAGCAAAAGGTAGAGGCGAAATGTTCTGGTAGCGGCTTGAGACTTCTGTAAACTTAGCCCATTCCGCTTTATCTTCGGGTTTAATATCAATTAAAGTATGTGATTGGTTGAACTGACCTGAGGCAACCCGAGTACCTGCGACATCAGCTAGACTTGTACCGATTTCCATCATACCATTCTGGTTTACAAGCCCAATCCAACCATTGTCTGAATTGTTATGAACCCTAATCTTAGGGTAAGCCGGAGCAGACCCTGTATTATTTAGAGTTATTTTGACAGTTTTCCCTTCTTTAGTGAGAGTTCCAATGTCGGCGCTTCTTGTTGACTCGTTGAGCACCTTAGTAACTTCCGAATGAAGTAATCCATCTGGTACATCAAACGCAATTGAGACCGTAACTTTACTAGACTTGATATCTTCTGAGAATTTAGTAACCCCAGTAGCTACCGCCATGTAATACTTACCATCTTGGTCATCAAACTGCAACTTCTTAGGTCCATTAGGACAGTCTAGCACTCTAGCCAGCTTAGTTCTAAGGGCTAAGAAATCAACAGGTCCGCCATGTAAAACAGCCTCTACGTTGATAGGATATGTTGCTCTATGGGCTGAGACCCAAGTCTTACCAAAACGACCGACGCCGGCAGAATACGAGTGTTCTAAACCGGCACCAGCATTACGTTCAACTTTAGTTACAGCATCAAAGAGTTTACCGATATCAACTGCTTCGGCACCCTCACCAAAGATTATGGAGAAATAGTTCTCATCTCTCATATCGTTGGTAATACTCCATCTAACATGTTTAGTCGATCGTTATAGGAACGTTGCGCATCAGCCATACCTGGAGCAAGAGCCCGATTAACGAGGTCTTTATCCATAAATACAGGACTGACACGGTCTTGAGCAAGAAGCTCATTACCAACAGTTCCAACTTCTGCAAGAGTCTCAAGCTTACGATCAAGAGCATTAAGACCTTTAACTACTTCATCAATAGAATATCTATTGCTTGCTTGCGCCCTTGTAGCAGGGTTAAGCGCAGAGTAATTTACTCCGCCTGAAAGGTTAAGCGAACCAATACCGCTCCAGTTATATCCATCGAGATTTGTAGTATCGAGGACAGGAGTAATAGTTGGGTTCATATCCATATTCTCATCCAGATATCCGGTCATAGTCTCCATAGAAGACTGAACGAATTCGTTGACCTTATCCATGTTTGAGGAAATAGCTTCCATAGATTTAGTAGAACCTAAACCTCCAGCAAATTCCTTAACAATAGCAAGACCTGAACGGAATACACCACGCCATCCATCACCAGAGAAGACACCCTCTTTGGCTGGAGATTGTGGTTGGTGATGTTTAACCTTGGAGTTAACCTTAGCCATAGCCTCATCAACTGCCTTAAGAGCCGCTTGGGAAGCAAGTCCTCCAGCAAAGGCCTTAGTGATAGCCTCACCGGAGTTAGCCGCAGTACCAGTACCTTTAAGACCGCTTTGTGCAGACTTGTTAACCTCTCCTGCCGCCTTAGACGCTTTACCTTTATTCTCATCAGACTTAAGGTTGTTGGCATAAGACGTTACTGATTTATCAGCAGAGTCCTTACCATCAAACTTCATAGCCTTCTGAGCAGTATCCGCAACTGTCTTAGCTGAGCTTTCAGCGGTAGTCTTACCATTACCGATGGTATTACTATAGTTAGTCATACCAGTACCAGCGAGGTTAATACCAGGCGCAAAGTTACCCAAGGTAGTGTTCAGGTTTTGTTGCGTTGTGGTCGCCTTAGCATTTACATCGCCAGACATCTTGTCCATAGATGCACCAACCTTAGTATTAGCGTCATCAACAGCGGCTGCCGCTTTATCACCCATACCCGCAACAGGCTTCATGTATTCATCCATATTCTCTTGAGAAATACCAGCAAAGTCCCCAGATGCTAGCTTATCAATCATTTCTTGATTAATTTCACCAGTCTTAACTCCAGCCAAAGCTTTAGTTACATCTAATTGACCGCCCATGTGCTCGTTGAGTTTGGTGAATGCGGAAGAAATAAGCCCCGTATCGAAGCCTTGGCCGTCACCGGAAAGACCTTCTTCAACAGCCTTCTTAACTTCACCGCCGCTTTCCTTAGCTTTCTCTTTAGCTGTAAGGACACCGTTGGCATAATCAAACCCTGCTGCTTCAGCGATATACTTGATTTGGTTCTCAGACATACCAAGTTCGGCCATCTTGGACAATAGCTTACCTGCTTCTTGTGCAGAAATTGAACCATTTTGAAGTCCTTTGATGAATTCTTCAGGGCCTTGAATACCAAGTTGCGAACAGTAGATACGGAATGTATCCAAACCATCCTTACCCGATGCGGCGAACCTACGAGCCGCTTCCGCCTCTTCTGGGCCAAGCGCATCCATAGTTTCAATGGCTTTCTTGATACCGTCTTCAGTTGCGATTGATGGGTAGTCCTTAAGTTCGTCGAGCGCTTTACGTCCTGACTCGGCCATAGCCTTAAACGCTTCATCTACTTTAGGAGTCATCTCTTTGACCTTATCGCCGATGAATGGGATATTCTCCATAGACTTCAGCATCAATACGGTCATGATACGAAGACCTTCAAGGATAACTTCAGTTAGAGCTTCGACCATCTCTAGACCAGCCATAACAAGAACGTTCTTATTATTTCTAATCCATTGCGCTACTTGTAAGAGTCCTTGTAAGAATGCGTCACAGAACTTAGTGAACCAACCAGGCATAGCTTCAGTTAATTTAATAACCGCCTCACCAGCAATTGTTACGAGTGTTTCGGCAACCTTAGCGGACATTGATAGAATACCTTCAAGGAACCCACCTAGGAGACGAACCCCTACTTGGATAATACGCCCAATATTACCTTCTACACCTTCAATAAAACCTACTACGATACCAGTTACAACACCAGCCGCAACACGCCCCATATCATCTGCACCTTTGGCTGCTTCTTTGAAGAATTTAGCGACGTTTTCGCCACCTTCGGCGCCAAGCTTAGACGTTGTGGTTATCATATCATTCATAGCTTGGATAAAGCCAGTAGCGGCATTTAGGAATCCAGCTAGAGCATCGGCCGCAACTTTAACGCCCAGACCAAGAAGTAAGAAACTTCCCGCTAGGACAGCTACACCAGCCATACCCATTGTAGAATTTCCGAGTATATCACCGATAACAGCAAGACCTGCTACAATAGCACCTAGAACACCGACTTTAGTCCAGATATCATCAACCGGAATAGCAGTAAGCATTTGCATACCAAGAGCCGCTACTACTACAGCCCCGACAATTACACCTAAAGCAAGTAGACCATCTTTATTAATCTTCTCACCAAGCTTAGCAAGACCAACAAACCCAAGCATAACTGCGCCAAGAGCTATAACTGCAGTAGCAACATGAGCTAAATCAGTATTCATCTGACCCAGAATAAAGAGACCGGACGCCGCTACGACAACTTCTGCCGCAATAACACCAAGGCGTTTAATACCATGAGACATACCATCTCCAGCAACTGCACCTGAGCCAAGTTTGGCTGCAAGAAGTGAGAATAGTCCAACAACAATTGTGATACCGCCTAATGCATTCATGAACGTATCAGGATTAGGCATCTTACCTAATTCTCCTGCAAGTTCCGACATCATTTTGAACAAAAGTATCATACCGCCGAACATCACAAGAGCGTTCTTAGCGAATGATTGCTTAGAGTTGTCAAGTTGGCCAAATGCAAAGGTCATGGCTGCCATAACACCAAGCATGGCTAATACAGCCGCACCACCCTTAAGTAAGACATCGGTTTTCATCTCACCGAGGGTCTGTATGGTAGCGGACATCTTCTTAATAGCAGACGCCATAGCGCTAAAGGCGAATACTGAAGCAAACTTAGTACCTTGCATCTTAGATGTTGCTAATACAACAGCCGTGATACCAAGAACAATAGCCGCCATACCAGAGATACCTTTGAGTAATGTCGGAATATCCATAGAACCGAGAGCGGCGATCGATGGAACAATATTTCTAATCGCATACGCCATACCGACAAAGGTTAAGAATGTTACAGCAATCTTCTGAGTACCACGAACGGTGTTACCTTGAAGTTTATTCATGATGGCCATTGAGGTAAACATCGCCGCGAGTAAGAGGCTTACACCAATGATACCTTGAAGACCTTTCTTCCAGTCCATATTACCGAGTAGAGCAACGGAGGCTGTAAGTAAAAGAATAGAGCCTGCGATGCCCAACATACCAAGCATGGCTTGTTGCATATTACGTACCCTAGCAGGGTTGAATTTCTTGGTTGTCCTAGATAGTGTGAGATAGAATACCTCGAATACCACTAGAACCCCCGCCAAACCGCCAAGACCGACTAAGAGTTTATCGGCAGGGATGGTTGAGAGTAACCATAGCGACGCTACCAATACACCAATAGCAATAGCCATAGCCTTGATATTTTGGAGACGAGCTTTAGCCCTAAAGAATGAACCAATCCAACCAAACATAGTAGTAAGTGATCCTACTACAGTCTTAGGCCCGTGTGTTAAACTTTTGAAGAAATCGCCAAACATGTCTTTCATGGTAAGGACACGTTTACGAGTATTCCAAAGAACTGTGATAGCCGCTGCTAAAGTTAAGATACGTCCGATAGACTCAGAGTTCTCTTTGGTAAATGGTTTAAGTGCTTCGCTAAACATATTAGCCATGAGTTTAGCCATATCACCGATAGTCTCGAAGATACCCTTGGTTTTGTTATGAATATGGTCTACGTCATCACTAAGCTCGTTGATACCAGACTTAGCTTTCTTCATATCACTTTGACCGAAGTCAAGAGGTGATCTGTCATCAGCATGAGCGGTTGTTACACCGAATAACTTAGTAAACGCGTCCCATACATCTTTAACAGACTCGATAACCTTACCAAAGGTCTTACTGATACCATCTCCGATTTGCTTAACAGAGTCGCCGAAGTTCTTAAATGAGAAATCCACACCTTTAAAGTTAGATGAGAAATCACTAGCAAACTTCTTAACATTGTTCCAAATATCGATAAGGAATTTCTGAACATCTTCTGGTAAAGAGCCGAAGAATTGTTTGAACCACGGGCCAAATGTAGACTTAAACCAATCAATAATTCCAGAGAATGTGTTCTTGAAACCATCAAAGATTTTAGTCATAGTTGGGCCGTGGACTGTTTCACCTAGACCTTTCCAGAAAGCACCAAACCAACCACCGAATGTCTTCAGGGTAGTTTTATAGTTAGTGAAATCAACTTTAGATTTACCCAGTTCAGTCTTGATGTTATTGGTCATTTCGCCGATAAGATTTTTACCATTGGTCAGACCTTCAATAGCGAGTTTAACCACATCAAGTTCGCTAGCCCATTTACGGAAACCGTCGATAGACTTAATGATACCTGGGATAAATCCATCAGCGAAGTTTGCGCTCAGAGTTTGTTGGATTTGCTTAAATCCGTCAGCCAAATCTGAGAACTTGAAATTACCGATACTGAAACCGGCCAACTTATTACTCAACCACTCAAACGCTTGACCTACTGCGTCTACAATAGGTTTAAGGAATGAGAACGAGAATTGGACTTTATCCAGTTTATCGGCGTATTCTCCGAGTGAAGGCCATGTCTTACGAACGACATTACCCAATGATTGGAAGGAGAATGTAGAGTTTTCCAACCATTTTGACAATCCGGCACTTCCTTTAGAGATAGACTCGAAAGGATTAGATGCGAAGCTAGCAAGACCGGATTTAATCTTACTAGTGTCAGGCATATCGAACTTAAGTCCTTTAAACATACCTGTAATGTTGCTAGGGATTAGAGACCCCCAGTTAAGGTTCTTATTAAAGTCTTTCCAGCTACGGATTTGTCCATTAATGACACCATCCATATTCGCGTTGAACTGCGCCCAGAAAGTCTTGTAGTTAGTTTTCATAGTTCCGGAGAACGTATTCCAGTCACTACTCATCTTATTCAGATTTTGACGCAGTTTATTTCCGAACTGCCCAGCAGAACTACTCATATTATGGGTAGCTTTGTTGAAATCAGAGAACCCAATAACGAAATCGCCCAGCATCTTACCGAATACCGGGAAGCGTTTCATTGTGGTTCCTACACCGAACGCCCAGTCATTAAATCCTTTATAATTCTTATCAAGCGTATTATTAAGAATCTTGAATGGACTCATAAAATGAGCAAAGAACGTTCGAATGTTCTCCCTGGCCTCACGAACACCTGGTATTAATAGTAGGACTGTTTCCCCAAACTTCTTAAGGAAGTCAATTACCTTACCAATACCATTTGGGATAGAGTCGAATACGCCCATCCAAACTTGAGCGAACTTACCAAGATATTCATTGACTTTAGCCCAGAAACCATGAACAGCATTCGCGACAGTATCGAATACCTTACCCGCTTTCTCAAAGTTGATAAATTTACCGATAACTGTCTCGATAGTTCGAATAACCGAGCTTACAACGCTAGACAACATACCCAAGAACAATACAAAATTCTTGAACATATGGTCTGGAATAAGGAGTTCAATAATCTTAAGCTTCGCTCCTAATTCAGCGAGAATCCATTTGATTACACCAAATACCGTCTGGAAGATTTGTTTAAATGCTTCAGACTCAGCGGTTCCAATCTTAAGTTTTTCAGTTAAGCCTTGGATTAATCCAATAAGCTTTTGACCAAATGATATCGTATGATTATCGCCGAATACCGTACGGAAAGCTTCTCCGATAGGTTTAATAATCAAGCTAAGAGAGTTAAACGCAGTCTCCATGAGCTGGATAACTTTCTGACGACCCCCAAGGTCTACAAAGGATTTAGCGAATTCTACAGCCTGATTGCCTGCTTTAGATAAGGCGTTTGCTGCTAAATTACCCCACTTAGTCCAGAAAGCAGTTACTTCTTCACTACCCGCTTGGCCAATAAGAGTTTCCCAGAAACGAGCCCAAACACTGGTTACTTGGTCTGCAACAGCCTCAGATACTTCTCCAAGAGTATGAAACTCTTCAGCCATCTTAGATAAAGTCTCATCATTAGCTAACGTCTCTAATGACTTGATAAGGACTTCATTGGTCAACCAACCTTGTTGAAGTGAATTACGAAACCCTTCAGACATATCCACATCTTGACCCAATGCCTGAGCAGTTTCTAGCAAGATATCCTTAAACCGTTGGGTTGCCATACCGGCATTTTCAACTGATACCCAGTTCTGAGTATTCATCTTACCCATTTGTAGGGCTTGTTGTACACCAAACTGTAATGACCGGTTGAAGCCGTCGGTTGATGCTCCGGCAGAAGCGGCCAAGTTACCCCAACCTTTTAAAGCAGTCGTTGACTCTTTAAGCCCCACACCAGCATTTACGAACTGAGCAAGCGACCCGTGCATCTGCTTAACCGAGTATTTGGTTGTTTCGGCGTAGTGTTGTAAGTCATCTAAGGACTCGGTAATATTACCCATCTCAGAACGACCTAATGCCGCAACCAGCATATTTACAGAGTTGATCTTATCTTCAAACTGTCCAAACCCTTGTTTTACTGGTGCAATAGCGTTCATAACACTACGACCAAGGTTCGTCGCAATAGATAGACCGGCTTGAACTGCAGATGCAGCGATATTACCCAGCGCTACTGTAGCGATAGATTGTAGGAAACTAAACCCTTGTCCGGATTGTTCGACACGATCGCCCATCTCCTCAATCGCTTGAGCTGCTTGTTGGGTACCACTAGATACAGGAGAGATAAAACCTAATACACTAGAGGCGAAAGTACCGAACCCGCCAGTAGTCCTGGTTAGAGAACCAGCTACTTTATCAAACGCTCCGATAAATACATCACCAATTTTAGGCGCTTTATCCATCAACTCAATCAGAGATTTAGAGAGATTTTTAGCGGATTTCTCGATATTTGTAAAACTAGATTTACCATCGGATTTACTTAGGCCTTTATCTAGAGCTTCAAGAGAACTCAAAGACTCTTTCAAACCTTTCTTAAACTGTTCATTATCAATACCGAGTTTGATAAGACGTTCTTCAATTACTTGTCTACTCAACTATTTTTTCCACCTCCCTCATAACCTCTTTTGCTATATCATCCACAATTGGTCCTACAAAATTGTTAGCAGGGACGTAACCACCAGTACCGGTACTGTGCCCATTAACAATTAAAACAACCAATGGTGTTCCATCCGATACTTTCTTTGAATTAGAATAGTATAAATTTAAACCATTTTGACTTTTTTCGACTTCCATGTCCCATGACGAAGCTGTACTTCCTGAACGCTTAGGTGTAGCAGAGATCAGCCGACTAAGACCTCTCGAACCTATACCATTAAGGCTAGCTGCAGTTTTATGCATAGACTCCGCATTAGATAAGGAAGACTTAAGGTTAGATTTTCGGCGGACGGAAGTTACCTTGATTCGCATTTAATCTAGCCTCCTTCATTTGTTGTATCTTGGCTAGACGTTCTTGGTTAATACGGTCGTATTCAGCCAAGGTCTGCGCCTCTGTTTGTTTCTTCTTAGGAGAGTTGAGCTCACCTATTACATTAAGAAGAGTTAATAGTCTATGTAAATTCCAGGTCTCACATTCGAATGGTATACGAGCATTAGCCATATAAGCATATATTACTTCCGAGGTCATAATCATACCTTGTTTATTACCCTGGTCGTTCTGCTTAATAGTTGTCGCTGTAGGATTGTCATTCAGATACATAGATAGTTGGATTACAACATCTTCAGTTAAGTCTGAATAATCAATATCGTCCTCACACATTAGAATAAAGTAGTCATAAAGCTCTCCAGTGGTCTTTTCTTCTCGAGTTAGAAAAGGCTTGCGATAGATTGATTCCCATTCAGTTAGTGTTTTAAGACTATGTTCGAAATGCAATGTCTTTCCTGGCTTAGTTAGGAACTGATTTGTCTCTTCGTTAAAGAACTCCCGATCAGGAGTATCTATAATCAACATAAATATACCTCCATCGAGATAAAAACAAAAGAGAGGCGTAATTTTTTACGCCAAACCTTTATTTCTTCTTGAGTTTAGAAACTTTCTCAGGAACAGTTCCTTTATTTGGGTCGCCAACCAAAGCGCCAAAGAATTTCTGAGTTTCTTTTCCACCTTCAGCTACGTCTACCATCATGCTAACCATAAGCTCTGAATATGCTTCAGAGTTTACGAAGTCTTCCTGAAGCTTCTTATCTTTACGGAAAGTACGTCCGTCTTCTGATGAACGTTCACCGTATGCCAACTTAAGGACAGATTCAATAAAGTCAAAGATTTCATCCACGTCTTCACGAGCAGTCATCTCTTTGACATACTCATCCCAATCCTTTTTAGCACGTCCCATAATACGCAAAATTTCATCTTTACGCAAGTGGAACCAAAGTTCTTCTGTTACCTCTTTGCCATCAAGCAAGTTTGCGTACTTCACTGTTCTTGAAATCATTATCTATACTCCTTTTGAATTCATTTTGAAATTTTCAGTACCGACATGACCTTAGTCGTCCAACCCCTATCCCGTACTGATTAATTAGCTAGTTACCCTGCAGTAAGACCCAGGATTGCGAATACTTCTTCTGGTTTTGGAAGAGTAGCTTCGCCACTTTCGTCACCATAAAGTTTCTTCTCAAGATCTGCAAGTTTAGTCTTGTCAACAAGTGTGCTGTTGATTTCGATATGGGCAGTTGGTTTCATACCAGCTACAGTAGTTGGTACTGTATCAAAGTCCCATGAGAATTCCAACGCATCTGGTGACTCGTTGATTGTTTGATATTCCTTACTTGATACACCAGCAGATGCAGAGTAAACCAAGTGAAGGATATAGCCATGGTCAAGACCTTCAGTATCGTTACCAATACGAGTACGGTAAGAAAGACCGAAGTCTGAACGAGCTTGTCCTGATACGGTTACACCAGCAAGAGCTTTAGGTGTTCCGCCAGTAGACATAGGCGCACGCTTACCTTGACATGCATTCCACTCTTGTGGATATGTGTAAGCAGAGATTTGACCTTTGAAACGTTCTTCTGAACGCAGGTTGAGGTACTTCTTATTGTTAGCGTATTTCGCAGTAGACTCAGCGCCTTCTGGTGATTCTGACACTTTAGTCAGACCATTCCATGCAACACCTTTGTCATAAGTACCGTCGGATTTTTTCAGATAAAGGACGCCTTGATCCACACCATTTTCAAATAAGCGTTTAGTATCCTCATCCCATTTAAGCATTACCATCTAGTAATTTCCTCCAATAAAATTAAGCTTCTGAGAATTCGCCAAACGCATTAATACGTTCACCGTTCTCAACATTACCACATGCAACATAGCGACGTTCGCCGCTTTCTGCACCAACATATGAAAGCCAACGGTATCCGTCAGCGTCCATCCAAGAGTCATATACAAATGACATCTCAGGCGTATACAAAGCTACAATATCGCCTGTAAGGCTTGGAGTTTTGCGTACATTCAGACCTGCGACCTTAACCGTAAACTTACCAACTTCGTCGTGATTAACAACTTCGTCAGCAGGTGTGATTGGTTGAGGTGCGATAACAGGTTCTGGCTGAGGTGTATCTGAATATGGTGGATAGAACCATCCAACGATACCAGTGAAGTCACGAGTGTTGTAACGAGCAGGAGCACCTACATAGAGGGCATCCCAGTTACCATCAATGTTTTGTTCAATAGTAGACATAGTATAGCCGTCAGAGTCTTCGATAACGAGACCTGTATGTCCATAACCATGTTCCGCTACCGCCATAACAAAGATAGCACCACGACGAGGATTAACCCCGACTGCATCATAAACAACTTCGTAACCTAGGCTAGCCGCAGAGTCGAGCAAGTCGATAGCGTTACCCCAAAGAATTTTACCGAAGTAAATTTGGGAGATACTGTTAGGTAGGTCTACACATTGTGTACCCCAAGAACCATCAGCATCCGTACCGATACCTTGATCGGCAAGATTGCGGGCGAATTGAATTACTTCATCAACTGTTGCCAAATTATATCTTCCTTTCTATTCGTAGATCACAAATACCTTGTGATAGAGACCGTTTACTTTATACTCAGTTCTGAAATCCGAATACATGAAAGCGTTAGGGATTTTGATAAAGACGTCGTCAGCTTCGCTTTTAGAAATATAGACGAGTTTATAATTAACCCGTGTGATATAGTTCTTATTGTTAGCTTTCTGAGTATCAATATCTTCCCGTGTTACAATACATGCCGGGTATTTCAACTGAATATTTTCTGGTGGTGTAAAGTAAATATTAGGACAAATCTCATCTTTTATCTTAAGAAGTACTTGTTCTCTTGTTTTCATTCTTTCACCTTAACCAATTCTTCATAGAAAGACTTAAAGTCCTTAAACTCAGTACCCGTCCAAACTTGAATATCGCCATCTTTAAAAACTAGCGCATATTTACTCAGAGAGTTTTCTAACCCTTCTTGGTAATCCTGCAGTCCAATCTTAGATAATGCTTCAAGTTTTAATTCATTTTGACTTTTTTGAGTAGCAGACGTAACAACCTCGGCTAAACGATCTCTGAGTTCAGAAATCTCCATGTCCTCAATAGTCAAAACCACACGAGGCGGGTATGGACGAATGCTTCCGACTTTGTAATAGGAGCCCATATACAAGATATGAGAAATCCTATTCACACGGTCGGTTGAGTCATTCATCAACGAAACGTCAAACTTCAATTCAGCCTTAGTGTTTTGGTTTATTGAGCTTCGGTCTTCTACGTTAAAAGATTTAGAAGAAATCTTAGCGGTTATAAGGGGCGATACAGTATACTTATACTCATACACCCCTACGCTAATTTCTTCAGGCTCTTTAGAACGGAAGATAAGTCGAATTCCAGCTTTTGTCATTGTATTACCTTCCTATCTACCAGCCGCGCTTATTCAGCTTTCTTTGGTTTCTTTGGTTTCGGAGCTGTTTCAACTGTTCCGAGTTTCTTCTCTTCTTCAGTCATAGCTGCGCCGTTGACAGTTTCGTCATAGTCTACAGCCTTAGCACCAATACCCTTCACTTCAGTTGGGTCAGTTTGAACTGTCCAAGTTGATTTAGTCTTAAGACCAGTAGAATCAAAGTTCACAGCAGTTTCCTCAGTTGTTTCTGGATCAGTTACCTTAACAACGATAAATGATTTAGGAGTAACGATAGCGCCAGACAGACGAGCATGCATCAAGTATTTATGTTGCATGAAGTCGATATCGAAGCTATCGAATGTAGCGATTTGTCCGTTTGGAGACATACCGAACTGATAGTCAGCCAAGTTACCGATTACGAATGTTCCTTGAGGAAGTGCACGGTATTCAACCACTTCTTCACACATGAAGTAAGCTGCAATGTTTGCATTACCTGGTACTTGGTTGTTATCCATTGATGGTGCATACAAGTAACGGCCATTACCATCTTTCAACGTCTTCAACTTAGCCAAGTCAAATGGGTTGATGTAAAGTGATGGTTTACCAGAACCTTGGTATGCTGGGAATGCTTTCTTAATAACGTCATCAACTGCAGTCTTGAATGTAGCAGATGTGACGTTGATTGTGAACAATGGGTGATCTTTAAGGATTGGACGAATATGAAGTTCGCTAATCTTTTCAGGGTTGCGTTTACCAGTAGAAAGAGTCAAGTCACGGCCGTCTGAAAGGAAAGCAGCCTTAACGATTTCTTCTTTGAATTTAGCAGTTTGAACTTGTTGGATAAAGTTTACAGCCGCAAATCCGCCATCTTGCAAGTCAATCAAGTCATCATGGTCGATTGTTTCGCGACGGTGAATAGAACCTGGAGTAGTTTCACGGAAGTAAACTTCTTCGATAGAGTCCAGAGTTTGGTTACCTTTGATGTAGCCACGAGCACGAGCTTCATCTTCGGTCAAGTTAGCGAATAAATTCTTAACGCGTGGAAGTGGTGATTTACCGAATTGACCCATGATCTTATCGATATTCAAACCACTTGGGTTATAAACGTTCAGTCCACCGTTAGTAGCTGGTTGTGGGAACAGAGTTTCCATACCAACCAAACCGTGTTGGATAGAGTCTTCACCCAATACACCGTTAGCACGCAATACACCTGCAAGAGTAGAAGCGTTGCCAGAAATAGCACTATGTAATAGAGTATCAAGTTCCTTTTGATCTACACCTGCGGTAGCGCCTTGGAATTGGTTATGTTTCAAAATATCTTCTCCTTCAAAAATTGAATGCGACACGGAATCTCCTGCATCTGCAGAATCATCACCTTCAGAATAACCGTCTTCAGACTCATATCCGTCTTCTTCGGACTCATAATCTGAATCGTCTTCTTCATCATAATCAGCGTCTTCTTCATCAAGACCGCGGATTTCTAATTCATTTTGAGCTTCTTCGTCCTCAGCATCAATAGCTTCAGCAATGTCTTCTACAACGCCGCCAACCAATGTTGCGATTTCTTCGTCAGTAAGCCCTTCTAAAAGTTCTTCGTATGAACGAGACATCCGTCCCTCCTTTTCTTCGTCGACCTCTTCATCAGAATGAAGAAGTTCCTGCGTAATCCCGGTATGGATAATACCGCGATCTGATTCATACTCTTCAGTCCCGTAAGCGCTATGAAGCATAACATGTTCGATAACAGCACCAGGGTTTGCGCCCTTAAGAACTAGACTTACTTCATAGATCTCTCCATGGATTACGTCATTACCGTTCTTACGGATACCACGAGCGCCAATAGACATAGCATTTAGATCGCCATGCTTAAGAAGCGTACGAGTATCTTGGGCATGGTCTGTATCATTAAGATACCCATATCCATAGACACCCTCATCGCGGTGCTGAAGAATCATATACCCCAATACGTTTGAGGGACTGGAGTAATCGTGTTGCCATACGATAGGTACTTGAGCGCCATTACTTTGTCGGAAAGCATCGTGACGAATTGTCACACCATCCGAACAACGAATGTCGTTCTTAGTTACCCATCCGGCGAAATCAGCCTTTTTTCGCAACTACTTTTTCCTCCATAAATTTTTATACATCCAATGGGTTGCCGTATTCATCTACAGGATTTCCTTCAGCATCAACATATCCGCCTTGTCCATCATCATAGATTTCAGGATAACCTTCTTGGGTTGTACCATCATAACCACCTAGACCCATTAAATCGGTACCTGTTGAGATGTTTTTATTAAAGAGCATATCGCCGATACGACTTGGGTGAGGTGCGCGACCTAACATTGCACGGATTTCATTCGATGTGAAGATTGCATTACGAGCAAAGAGGTCTGCCGCAGTACCTAATTGTTCAACTGGTAGCATACGGAATGGGTCACGGTAATACTGAATTACCTGCCCTTGAGTTCGAGCTGTCTTAGTTAGGAAGATACGGTTAATACCGTCAACGATAGTCTGAAGCACAGGGTCGACCGCTCTATGGTAATAGAGATTTAGTTCAGCCTGACTCGCAGTACCGTCTAAGACTTTGGAAGAAATACCAACTTGGTTATAGTAATCCTGTTGAAGCTTACGAATGTCATCCACAAGGTTGTTGTTGATATTACCACCTGTGTGAATAAATTTCTCGTTAGCATCAAGGGTCGCTATACCAAACTGGCTATCTGCCAATTCTTTTTCAAGCTGAGTCTTACGACTCTTAGCCTGTTCCTGACGTAAGCTACTCTTTGTGGCATATGGGATTTGGATAAACCCGTTAAGTTTACCAGCCGCCACTGCCTTATCTTGAGAGTACATCAAATCCATCTTTTGCTCAAGTAACTTAAGTGTTGAGTTACGGTCTTTGAGTAGACCAATAAGAGGAGACTCCAAGATAACAATCGACTGTTTAGACAACGTCAAGTCTTGTTCTAATCCATTTTGATCATTATAGACTTTAACCCGAACAGCACGAGGATACCATTGCGTAATCTTACCAACACGCATTGATAAGATATCATAGGAACCGTCATCGTTGGGTTTTGACGTTGTGTCGACGGGGACAATTGCAACAACACCTTCTTCTAAAAGAGACCAGGCTACATCATAGATAAATGCGCGACCTGTTTGGTCGATATTAGCAGACGTCGTTAAGCAATTGATCAGACCTGAGTCGACAGAAGTCTGATTACCGTCTTCTTCGTTGATCTTTAAATGTTTAAAGTCAACCATAGCGACATCAAGAGAAATCATAGAAATAATACTATTAATTAGGTCTTGATGCTTGAAAGTATAACCACGGAGCGCACCTGATGGCCGGCCAATACCTGAGCCGGAAACCAAGTCAGGGTCATAATCAATACCATTGTTGGTTGACATGAATGCGTTCCATGACCCTAGAGGGTTGTTTACCATCCTACAAGAATGCCTCCTTATTTCGTTTATAGGCAACCCAAGCATCCATCAATGCTGCAACATTATCGATTTTCTCGTCGCTACGCATCTTAGACAACTTATAGTTACCATTATTATCTTGGATAACAACAGCGTTACCCATGGCATACTTCATGAGTTCCTCGAAGAATATGAGGTCTCGAGAAGTTGCCATATTCTTAATCTCACCTAAAGGTACAGACTCAGTTCTAACACCTTGTCGCACCACTTCTACACCGACATCGCCATTCTCCATAGTCCAGCGATCAATGAATTCAGCCGCATTATATGGGTCATAACCAAATGATACGATAGTCCATTCCATCTCTTCGATATAACGTTCCACATCGTCGTAGACCATTTCCCAATCGAGATAGTTACCAGGCATGATTATTAGAGTACCCTCAGCTACAAGCTGGTCATACTTAGCTTGCGTTGCCGAGTTTAAACGTAGATATTTAACCTCAGATACATAAGACCTTGTCTGAACACCGTATCGACCTCGTCCAAGAGGAACCAGCCAAGTAAATGCCCAGAAATCATCACCTTGAGAAGCGTCCATACCCATAGATACTTCCATACGCCTGAAGTTCTGCCTTCGATGAAGTTCAGTTTCTTCAAATGTAAAGAAGTAGGTCGTACCTTCAACCGGGATACCAAATCTTTTAGCTAAGATATCGTTTCGGTTTGCTGGGGAGTACTCTGCACGTCTCACATCACGTTGATATGCTTCGTAAGAAACAGTAATACCGATATTAGGACAAGCCTTCATCCACATATCTGGGTTTCCTACTTCAGCCACATCATCTAGACGGTAATACCATATAGAGGTATGTGGGTTTTCGTATTCACCACGGAGGATTGCCAAAAGCTCACGTTTAATAGAGTCACCAACCGAGTCACGAACCGTACCTTCTGACGATACCGCTAGGATAATATAATCATCAATACCGTCTTTAGAAGCCGATTGCTCAAGTGCGCCAATTACATCTTCTTTGATGTCACCTGACAGCCATTCATCGACTGTAGCATACTTGGCACGAGAACCTTGAAGTTTTGGAATAGTCATCGGTTTTACTTCTAAGATAGAGTTTGTTAGACGATTGACAATACCATCCTTGGTTACAGCCAGTTGTGACTGGGACTTCTGTGTCCTAGCCTTATTTCGTCCTCGAGTGAGTACACGGAATAAAGGAAAACCTTCTTCGGCGCTTCCCGCCCTAGTTATGGCTGTAGCAAAAGGGTATAATACTTCTGCCGCTTGAGCCATGGTAGGAGCTGTTGTAACCTGCTGGGTCGAGTTGGTATCCATCACAAGCCCAAAGGCCTGATGAAGTGTGGCATATAGAGACTTTGCGTTACCCCGGGCCACAATAAGGTATTGTTTATTCCGAAGTCTGCGCTTATGTCTAATTATTTTGAATTTTCCGGTTTGAGGGTCATAAACCTTCTCTTCCTTAAATTCGAACCACGCCAATAAATCCTCAGCCCATAGCCTAAATGTTGGGAGTAGAGTTAAAGGTCGACCATCTACCAAGGTCATCTCATTCTCACAGAAGTCGATAAATCCTTGTATGGCATCTGGGTCGTAGTAATAGTTTGGATTAGCGATATCCGCGTCGATACGGTTCATTTGCATCGAGATTTCACGACATACAGGAATCTCTCCACGCAGTACAGCGTCTCGAAATCTACCGTACTCGACAGGAACCGCGGTATTGCTTAATACCACTTATTAGACTCCTTTGCTTGGAAAGAATTATTTAATGCGAGGAAGTTTTACGCGTTTGCGAATCTTTTCGATGTATTTATTTTCCTGTTTCATACCCTCGCGGGTTCGACTAGGTACTACGTTATCGCGACCTTCTCGTAAAGCGCGCTTAACGTCGACGTTCTTCTTCCCATCAATAGGGTCGCTTGCGGTGTTATAGGTTCTACCATATTTAGGATCGTTTATTCGACGTTTGTTCGACTCTGAGCGATCTTTCAACCCACGCTCACGATTCTTATCAAAGGTTTGATCATCAACCCAATTGACGGCATTTTCAATACCTTCTAATGCGGAATTAACACCGTTTGTCAGATGTTTTTTCCATTTCATACCTTTCTTACCATAATGTAAGAGTAAGTCATCTTGCGACGGGATATACACCCCGTTAATAATTTCGCCCATATTTACTCCAAAATGATTAATCGCACCCTTCTTCCATTTGTTTGAAACAATACCATCAGAAAAGGCGGGACCGCTTCCGCTAAAATCCCAAGACGGTTTACTATATCGTTTAATATTAGAAGACATGGTCTCTTTTCCGCTTGAATCCTTAACTGTATAAGAAGTATGTTCATGATTATTTATAGTAGAGATGATCGATTTACGAACATTTGGATCGATCTTATCCTTACGATATTGAGATGGTGCGGATGATTTAAACAATCGCTTACCTGCCCCTTGTTGAGAGTTATACTCGTCATATTTTCTCTTACCATAAATACCAAGTGAGACACCTGTGGTAACGCCACCTATAGTCGATAGAGCCGAAGGCAGCGCGGCATTTACAGCGGCATTTGCCGCATTTTGAGTCCCAACGAAAGAAGCTCCTTTTGAGATAGCTCCTAATACAGCATTGTCTGCTGCTGGTTGTAATATATTATTGATAGCAACTTGCCTAGATATAGCAAAAGCGGTTCCGCCACTTGGACCAACCAAACCAGTAGTAGCAAGGGCTCTACTAATCTTACCATCCTTATTATACTTAGCTCGACGAGCAGGATCCATGCCTTTACCAGAATATGAAGCGGTATCATACCCTCGAAGTTTGGAGTTTTTCTGCTGTCTAGCCTCTGCTTCTTTTAATTGTTTAGAATAGTCGGAATCAGAAATACGGCCTTTTTTATGGGCCTTATTTAGAGAATTAACTTCCTTAAACAGACGCTGACTTTCTTTCTTAAGTCCGCTCTTACTGTCTGATGAATTAGAAGTAAGTTTATTTAAAGAAGCCTTATTACCCTTTAATCCATAGTTTAGAACATTTGCTGCTTTTTCGATAGCCATAGAATCCTTGTCTGTACCAAGAGTACGATCTTTAAGAATCTTATTATTTCTAATAATAGTCTTAATATCTTGCATAGCTGCCGAATTATGAATTTTAGGATTATATCTTACGCCGCCTTTTGTCATAATAGAATTGATAGATTCGCTTTCAGCTAAGATATTATTATCTCTTAATCTACCATGCTTCTGTAGCTTATCGAAAGCTTTTACGACACGGCGTGTTCCGCGGATGGCTTTATTAAACGCCCGTTTATTTGGGTCGCCAAAGATATGCATACCCCACTTCATACCCTTACGACCAGCGTGCTTGATCATAAATCGGTTCTGAACTGATTCTGGGATATATACATCGACACCACCCACATTAATAGATTGTGTAAATTTAGTCATAGTTGTTGGTACATCCTTGAACGCTTTAGCCCATTCTTGTTTCTTCTTGAAAGCCTCAATAGCATCTTTTGCTGCTTGTCCGGATTTACCATTACCAACAACACTTGATGGCACCTTAGAGTATACATCTAATGCGGCGGAGGCTGCTTTACCAACAAAAGCAAGACGAGCTTGTTTCTTTTTCTGTAGAGCTTCTCTCCGAGCTTTCTCGGGAGCCTCTACTAGTTCTTTAAACTTCCTTTCTGCTTCTAAGCGAGCGATCTTAGACTTTAGAGCCTTGGTTGACATATTATCACGACTGCGATACATATCAAGAAATTCTGCTTCTCGCATACGCTCATCTACAGATTTGCGAAGTTTCTTAGGGATTTTGACGTTTTTAGGATCGGTATTCTTGTCGCGTCTAAAGCGCCCGCCAGAACCAGTACGTCTCCTCCCGAAAATATTCATACCCCACTTCATACCCTTACGCCCGGAATGGTGGAGTTCATTAGATGTCAAGTTTGACAAGTTCTACCTCCCATCTAGCACGAGTGAGATTCTCATCCCGAGCCTCTTTTAATGCGGTAAGAACGGATGCTTGTGGTGGGTCATAAGATATGAGAGCCGAGATACAAACATAGTTCTTAGCAAAGGTATTGTTTCTAAGACGTTCCTTAATTCCTTCTGCCAAATCCATATGACCATAGAAGAACTCTGCCCAAGTTAGATTAGGTTCGGCGATAACACTAACGTTATGCCCGACACCATTTTGAACAAGAACACCAAGTGCTGCATCAATCGCTACACCTAGTTGAGTCTTAACTACATGGTTCGAATTCGGTTCGGAATCATGTAACACCCCGACGAAGTTGAGTACGTCTTCATAGATAGTAGTCATAAACTTCATCCTTACCATAATTTTGTGTCACCCGGTTTACGTTCTATCCACGTTTGATACTCCTTTTGATCGTAGTGGATACGCTTATGGGTGCTGTCAGAGACCGTAATCAGTCCGTCAGGATCGAAGCAATTCTCGGTCAAGTTTTCTATATCCTCCTTGGTTAGCGGATTCATATGATGAACCGTAATTGGCCCTTCTACAAATAACTTCCGAACACCAAGGTCTTGAGCTAGGTCTCTGCGTATAATCGCGGCACGACATTGTTGCCATGCGTGAGACTTGTAGAACCGATTGGATATTTCTCTTGGCGCCTCATGATGAACACCATGAAGTCTTAGATAATTTAACCGCTCAGTATAAGACTCAAGTTTGGACATTTCTGTATAGGTGAGTCTATTGCTCATAGAATTCACCCTCGATGACTTCCGCCGGCTTACCAGAATATCCTTGGAATGCCTTGTACGCTTGTTTGAAGTCAAGCTCGGATTCCTGGTCACTACGAATCAAATCGATACGCGCTTGCAGTAACTCCGCTTGTAGCTCCAACTGCTTACGTTCAAGACGTGCCTTAGGACTTGCTTGGTTTAGCCAGTAGACAATCTCAGAGGCCGATGCGGTTCCTTCCTGAAGACGCTTTTCCGATAGACCCATAGCGAGTTCCATCATTTGCAATTCACGCTGTTCAGGCGAACGTGCAGGTCTGTAGGCTCTCTGGTTATCGAATTCAGCTACTTCATTCGTCATAGTTATTCAGCCTCTCCTTTCTTCCGTGGTTTGACCGTGTCGGGTTCAACGATATAAGGTTGGTTCATAACAAACCCTTCATCAGTTTGAAGCCATTCGTCACCAACATTCACGACAACTAGACGTTCCTCACGCTTAGCTAATCGTACAACATTGTCCTCTGCTTGATCAGGGGTTGAACGAATGAATACCCCGGCAGGTGCTACAACTTTATAGGTAGTTTTTGCTGCTGCCACGATAGTTCTCCTCTCTTTCTTTATCATTAGAACCCTTTTTCATAAGTTTTGGACTCCAATAGACCGACTTTAGGCGAGTTTTCAGAACACTCATCAGTCCTGTCTAACAAGTCTTCAAAGCGCAATTGTGAAAGGAGCCAAAGTCAACCGCACTTTTATACCCAATCCTAGAATCAGCCTATTGGAATCCAAAACCATTTTGAAAAAAATCGCAACGGGGGAATTTTTGATACCAACCCCGATGCTAAAGAGGGAGGCCTGTAAAA